TGCTCTGATCGCTTGGGAAACAAAGTCATAAGCGCGAAGGTTGAGAGCAAGACCAATAATACCGATGGAAGATGTCCAAAGACCCATAACAGGGACAAACAGCATAAAGAAATGCAACCACCTCTTATTACTAAACGCAATGCCAAAGATCTGAGACCAGAAACGGTTTGCAGTAACCATTGAATAGGTTTCTTCTTCCTGAGTGCTGTCAAATGCCTTGAAAGTATTTGCTTGCTCACCATCTTGATACAAAGTATTCTCTACTGTAACACCATGGATAGCACTTAGCAATGCACCACCCAGGATACCTGCTACACCCATCATGTGGAAGGGATTCAGGGTCCAGTTATGGAATCCTTGTAGGAAGAGGAGGAATCGGAAGATTGCTGCGACCCCAAAAGATGGAGCGAAAAACCAACTCGATTGACCCAGAGGGTAGATGAGAAAGACACTAACGAAGACAGCAATAGGACCAGAGAAAGCAATCGCATTGTAGGGACGGATACCGATGAGACGTGCCAATTCAAACTGGCGAAGCATGAATCCAATTAGAGCGAAAGCCCCGTGGAGCGCCACAAAAGCCCAGAGTCCCCCAAGTTGACACCATCTGACGAAATCCCCTTGTGCCTCAGGACCCCAAAGAAACAGAAGAAAGTGCCCCAAAAAACCGGGGGGGCACCTACCCCCCGCATAAAAAAAGTTCCCACCCCAAAGAAGGAAGGCCCCCACCCCGAGAAAACACCAACGGGAAAAAAAAGCACCCCAAGAAACCAACCCGCCAATAGCAAGATAAGCAGTGGGAAAAAGAAGAAGTCCAGACCAACCAACAAAAACGAAACGATCTCTCTTAAGCCAGTCATCCAGGACATCAAACCACCCCCTTTGATTTTGTTGTGTTAACGTTGATGCTACCATTTTTATTAACCTTTGAATTTAACCAGAATAGTTGTGGCCAAGTATCACGAATGATCTGTGCCAATTTGTAAGGTGTCTCTGAAGTTATCATAACTTTACATATGCAGAGAAAAAAATAGGACCCCGAAGGGTCCTACCAAGTTGTATGTAACCTAGATCAACCGATAGCAGGTGCGGTGAGTGCCACAGGAGTGGACTCAGCAGCAGCAAGGTCGAGAGGGAAGTTGTGAGCGTTACGCTCGTGCATAACTTCCATACCCAGACCAGCACGGTTGAGCACGTCTGCCCAGGTGTTAATCACTTTGCCTTGCGACTCAACAATCGACTGGTTAAAGTTGAAACCATTGAGGTTGAAAGCCATAGTGCTAACGCCAAGCGCCGTAAACCAGATGCCCACCACGGGCCACGCTGCGAGGAAGAAGTGCAGAGAGCGGGAGTTATTGAAAGAAGCATACTGGAAGATCAGACGACCGAAGTAACCATGAGCGGCAACGATGTTGTAGGTCTCTTCTTCTTGACCGAATTTGTAACCGTAGTTTTGTGACTCGGTTTCAGTAGTTTCACGGACCAAAGAAGAGGTCACGAGACTACCATGCATAGCGGAGAAAAGAGATCCACCGAAGACACCTGCGACGCCCAGCATGTGGAAGGGGTGCATCAGGATGTTGTGCTCTGCTTGGAAGACAAGCATGTAGTTAAAGGTGCCACTGATACCCAGGGGCATTGCATCAGAGAAAGATCCTTGACCGAAAGGATAGACCAGGAAGACAGCAGATGCTGCAGCAACAGGTGCGCTGTAAGCAACGCAGATCCAAGGACGCATACCAAGACGGTAGGACAATTCCCACTCACGACCCATGTAGGCAAAGATGCCAATGAGGAAGTGGAAGACTACGAGCTGGAAAGGACCACCATTATACAACCACTCATCGAGGGTTGCTGCTTCCCAAATAGGGTAGAAGTGAAGTCCAATAGCGTTGGAAGAGGGGACAACAGCACCAGAGATGATGTTGTTACCGTACATCAGTGAGCCTGCAACAGGTTCACGGATACCATCGATGTCCACAGGAGGAGCACCGACAAAGGCGATGATGAAGCAGATGGTTGCTGCCAACAGTGTTGGAATCATCAGGACGCCAAACCAACCAACGTAGAGACGGTTGTTAGTGCTGGTAACCCAGTCACAGAATGCTTCCCAGTTGGACGGGCTATAAGTTTGTTGAAGTGTAGAATTTGCCATTTTGAAATGAGAGTAAGTAAGACCGTAGGGAGACGGTGTTAGTAGTATTCCTGTAGCACCCTCAGCTGCAGGTATGAGAGACTGTTATTTAATGACGCTGTTTAGTCTCGGTGAGGCGTCAATCGTTTTGTAACGATGTGTATACTATATAGGGATATCCACACCTTGTCAAGAGTAATTGAAGGTGGACTCTAAGAAAACTGACATAGGGGGACAGGTCTCAGCATACTCTTGCACACGCTTGTGCTTGTATGCCCACTCGTCAACCTTCCGACGAGTGACAAGCTCTGGATACTTGAAGTATTCATTGAGACGCTTGTTGACAGTAGTATAACCAGATCCTGCAAGGATGTGGAGGACTGGTGTGCCACCATGTGTAATGGGCTCGTTGCCATTCATGATGTATTGGATGACTTCATGGGTGCCAGTTACATCATACTCGACACCATCACTGACGTGACTCCAGAAGGGAGTGTCACGACGACGGGAATAATAGTAGTGTGCTTCTACAAACTCACGCCATCCATCCATATGCTCACCGAGATTATTGTTGAAGCGATCACGCTGGAATTGTCCAGGCAAAGGTGCCTCCTGTAGGAGGTCCATGAGAGCAAGGATGCCATGGTGTGTGTTGAAAAGACTTGTAGATTCTAGCGGCTCGATGAATCCAAACGAGAGTCCGATGGACACACAGTTACCTGTCCATGCCCTCTCGTATCTGCCGTTATCAAACTTGACCAGGCGAGCATCATCGTAACCAAATTCTTTACGGGCATCACTCTCACTCTGGAATCTAGATGAGAAGACATACCCTCTACTGATGAAGTCATAGGTAGGGATCGTCCACTGCCAACCAGCACTCTTTGCTTCAGCGTTGGTGTAGGGGACCATCTCTGTCTCGCGATTGGTGTAGTCAGTCTTAACTACCAGTGCGCTGTCAGTTATGATAGATGAGAAGGGTTTCCACTTACTAAGCGATCCTGAGAGCACTGCTTGCTGCCCAGTACAGTCGATAAAGAGATCACCAAAAATCTTTTCTCCCCCGAGGGAGTAAGGACCACCTGTGACCACGACGTGCTCGATGTCCCGCCCCTTAACAGCAACAGACTTAACCTTGCTATCAACCACCTTAAGATCTTCACAGAAAGTCTTACGGAGGAAGTCGGAGAATGCTGATCCATTGATGTGGAAGGATCGATCTTTTGCGAGGTCATAGGGTTCTAGAATATCTTTATTCAGTGGGAGTCGCCCTGCCTCTGCCACTGTAACAAATGGCATGAAGACCTCCGAGAATGGAGGTAGATTCTCTGGATGAAATGCTTTGGCGAGCATCCACTCCTGAAATTTTACGGTCTGTAGGACTGATTGTCCATTGGGATAATGAAATACTTCACCTTGCTTCACGAATCCATCAAACCTAGAAGATGATTTGAAGGTTGCTCGTGCAGCAGGAAGGAATACCTCATCAGTAATCCCCATATACTTGAGGTACTGATTGATGTGAGGCGTAGTGCTTTCGCCAACACCAATAGGATCTCCGCTGGAGATCATAGTGATGTCCCATTGAGGAAAGGTTTTACAAAAAGCAGCGGCAGTCATCCAACCTGACGTGCCACCTCCGACAATAACAATACGCATACTAATCTAGTTTAGGTTGTTGTTTCTTTGCTTTCTTAAGCATCTTAACATACTCTAACTCGTATTGACTATACCAGTTAGGATGTTTCTTCGCTCGTTTGATCAACTTCTTGATCGCTTTCTTGTCGCTTAGGTCCTTCATTTATTTTCTGCCAGAGGGAAAACTCTTTTGAAATTCCGTCGCCAACAAAAGCATAAAGGTCCCCATTGTGGGACCTTAATTCTTCTTCCAATTTTTCTTTCGTGTCAGGTATCTTCAGCATACCGTTTGACACATAATAGTGACAGAACTCATACACTTCTCTATTTATGGGGATTCCCTTATGAATGAATGCAGTCAGACAGATCTGTCTCTCTGTCATCTTGCCATCATCGTAGCGCCAGTCATCAATCATAGAGAAATCATCCTAAATTCTTTCTTAGTTTTGAAAGCCTCTTGCCCTGCTTGACACAGGTGCAAGAGGAATTGAGCCTTGTGTAAGGAGAGATT